AAAACGAAAATGAAAACGAAAATCAAGTTCCTCTTCGGGGTTGTGCTCGCCGCGCTGTTCGTCAGCGTTGCTTCTGCGCAACCGTATTACGGTTTTGTCTCTGCGCCAGCGGTGGCGGGCGGCACGACCACCAATAACACCGGCCAGACCAAAGGTCTGTTCGGCACGGCCTGGACCAACAGCATCAGCGGCGGTAGCTATACCAACCTGACGCTGCTCGCTGGTCCCGGAACGCGGGAGTTGGCGCTACAGTTCACGGTGAGTGCGGCTTCGGCCAGCACGAGCAACGTGGTCTGGACGCTGGCTCGTAACGTGCAGGGCGGCAATCCGACTAACACCGCAGGCACCGGCATGAGCCTGGAATTGTTCGCCACGGTGACCAATACGTTGAGCGGCACCACGCCGCAGACCGTAGTTGTCAACCTGACCGGGCAGCCAACCACCCCCGCCAACGTGGGCGTATTGACGTCGTTTAGCGACGGCGCAGTACCCTATATCTACCTGTACTCGGTGAACGTGCCGACGGGTAGTGCGGCAGTGACGAACTACGCGGTATACGCAGCACCGGCTAACTAACTTCCAGAACCGATCCCCGGCCTGGTGTGCTGACCCTCCGACGGCAGCCAGGCCGGGCCACTTTAATATGGCCACTAACTGGGTAACGCTAACGGGTAAGGACATTGCGCAGGTCCTGAACTGGAACAGCGTACTCAAGGCCAACCAGAATCTGGCCGAAGGCACCAATGCTGATATTCCGCCGGACCAGACCGACATTACGCTGGCTAATCGGCGCGACCAGATTGTCCAGAACGTCATCTCCGAAGTACGTAGCGCAATTCAGCAGGCTGACCGCTACCCGATTTCCGTAACGCCCAACACCGTCCCGCCCGGTAGCGAGAACCACGTGCTGAGTATCGCCGCGTGGCGACTGCTGAACAGCACGCCGAACCTCAACATGGCGATACTGACGGAGAAGGGCGTATCCACTCCGTTCGCGCAATTTTACCGGGATGGCCAGGCGTGGTTGTCGGAGCTTGCTAAGGGCGCTAGCATAGTCAACCCTACTGATCCGGCAGGCGTTGACTATCTGACGGCGGTAAGCGACAGTAACCCAGCCGTCAGCGGCATCTACTGGGGCGACCTGCAGGGCGACGATGCTGATTACGAGAACGAATACCGGCTGGACGCGGCAGGCAACCGCATACCGTTGCCAGCGGACGACATGAGGTCTTATTGAATGAGTGTTGTGTTAACAAAGAACCGTGTTGAAGCCATCTTGGCCAAAGCCAGGGTTGCTTCAACACGGACGGTTGACACGATACTTGGCGGACAGTGCAAACCAACCATTGACCCAGCAGCGTTGGCCACCCGCATCTCCAACCTCCTGACGGCAGCCGCACCGACCGGCAATCGTAATGCGGCTGGGCCGCACAAGCACAGTTTCGACGTTGACCCGCCCGGACCAGCCTTGGGCAAAATCAAGCACGCCGTGCTCATTATCGGCGGCAAGCGTTACCGTGGCCCAAGCCACTTCCAGGCGCTCATGACCTGGGGCAAGGAGAACGCCAATAGTAAAGGGTTGCCGAACGTGCCCGAGAGCAATCAGGGCTTTGAAACCGAGAGCGGTCACTTTTTGAACCGTGACGACGCGGCGGACTACGCGCTGCGTCATAAGCTGGTCAGGAAAGAAGAAGTCGCCGAGGCTGAGTCCACCGGGCGATTGCAGTCTGAACAACTCCACCTTCAGGCGGTCAACGGCAAACTTTATACCGAGGATGCGGTGATGGCTGCCCAAGCTAAGGCTACAGCCACCAAGGCTGATGCTGAACTGGCCGACCGCGTGCGCCTCGAGGCCGGGGAACAATACCGCCAGGCCGCGCTCAAGGCGGTTGCCCGACGGAAGCGGGATGAGCGGGACGATATTGCCGCTGCGCTACTGCTTCTCCTGTCGGACGCTGGTGAGCGTGCATACGCTACGAGCTACACAACCCTGGCCCAAGCCCAGAAAGTTCCGCCGCTCTCCGCCCAGGGTATCCAGACAGCCGCTAAAGAATTTGCGGCCGGGCGGCAGGCGATTTTGACCAATTTCGCCAAGAGTTTTACGGATCAGCTGACCGACCTGCGCCAACAGTTGGAAGCGGAAGGTAAGACACCCCAGCAGGTGGCGTCTTCGTTGCGGAAGACAGCCAAGGCGGCGTCCACGACCATGGTTTCCACCGAAGCCCAGGCGACCTACGGTGCAGCGCAGCTGCGGCTGCTCCAGCAGGCCGGATTCAAGACCAAGGTTTGGCAGACCTGCGAGGATGACCGGGTGCGGCCGACGCATGTTGAGTGCGGCGACCAGGGCGCAATTCCGCTGGACAAACCGTTCAGCAATGGGCTGATGTATCCCGGCGACCCGAACGGCGGCGCAGAAGAGGTCTGTAATTGCCGCTGCAACCTGATTGGAGGCAGCCGATGAACGTGCGTGTTGAATTCACCCCTGAGTCGCAGGCCAAGTTTGAAGCGGCCATAGTGCTCCGCTTACGGTCGGTCAAGCCTACGGTGCTCGAAGCAATGCGCGACCGCTGCTACGAACTGGTTATGGGGAATTTCGGCACTGCCGGAGTTGACCGCCCGTTCAGTTGGCCGCCGTTATCGTACCCGTATGCGCTCAAGGTTAAGCGCGAAATCGCCACGCTGGTTGTAACCGGTGCGCTCAAGGCTGCTGTTCAAAAGGGCGGCACTGAGGGTGACAGTACGACCGTTTCCATCAGCAACAGCAGCGTGCCGTACGCCACGATCCACCAGACTGGCGGTAAGAACATGCCGGCGAGACCCTATTTCCCTATCAACGATGACGGCGAAGTGCTGCCCTACAGCGCTAGCGAGATTAATGCCGCCGCGCAAGAGGCGTTACGGAGGGCGTTGTCATGAGCCTAAACCGCCCACCTTCCATAAAAGAGCAGGCTGGCATTATTCAGCAGGTCATGGCTGAGTATACTGACCCACGGGGCGGGTATGCTAAGGTGCTGGCCAATCAACGGCATTTGTGGGAAGAACTGGTTGACCCGAACATTGAGAAGCCTCGGGTGCTGATTATTTACAATGGGGAATCCAGCCGTGGCGGATTCAATCAGGCCAACACCCTCCACCGGGTTGACCGGCAATGGATGGTGGTTGTGGTCCAGTCTCATGGGTTCAAGAACATGATGACTGAGGGCGTAGAGCCGTTTTATGACTCCCTGGAGACCATACGAGAATTGTTGCGCGGGATTCTCAATATCTCGGAGGAGTTTCCGATTGACTATAAAAGCATCAAGCCGCTTCCAGGCGTCGCCCAGACCAACACGGCTAACGTATTCTTGGATGCGTTCAGTATTGAGTTTTCCACCGCAAACGACATTCCCGCACTTGACTCAGACCTAAACCAGAGCTAACTTAAAACTTGTGAAGACATTAAAACTAATCTTGGCCGCAGCCCTCTTCGTTCTGACGTCCTCGACTTTCGCGGGCAGTTACGGCGGCATCACCGTAACTTCGACCACGAACTATTTGTTGTTCACCGGCACGACTAACGCGTATTCGGGGATCACGAACACTTTCACGGTGAGCCCTCCGAGCGAGTACATCGTTCTAACCAACGTGGTTAACACCAACGAGGTATTCACCGGCTCGGTTTACATCCAAGTTCCGCAGGCGTTACTGACGAATTTCCCAGGCTTCAGCAACCTGCTCTTCATCGGCTCAATCTCACAATCGTTCACCAACGGGTTGCCGGCTGGTGGCGTGTGGTCAACCAGCACGACCCCGGTGGCCGGTTCGCTCACGTTCCCACTCATTTTACAAGCCAACAACGGCATCTACACCAACGGTATATTCGCCCAACCATAATATGATAACTACCAAAGCTGAACTCAGAATGGCCGCCCACGCGGCGGCTGCTATCACCACGGACGTGAAGAACCACTCACACGAACTGCACCAGCGCGTTGGCGCAGAGTTCGCAAAACTCGGCGTGGACGGAAAACACTTCGAAGAATTTCACCGCCAGTTTGAAGCTGAACGGGGCACGCTGGTCATACTCTCTAAACAACTCCTTGAACCGGAAACTAAGTAACGCCATGAAAAAATCCACCAAATACCTACTTCTAACCCTCGCGACGCTGGTTGCCATTGTGGTTGACCACTTCACGCGCTCGGCACACGTTCTGTTCCCGTTGATGGGCATGGCGTGGCCCACGACCGGCGCGTACGGCAACGGCAACGCGGCGTCAGGTCAATATGCCGCCAGCGGTTCAGCCACCACGCTGGTTTGGGGCACCAACAACTTCATGGCCGTCACGGGCTGGCTGACCATACTTAAGATTAGCCAGCGCACTATTGTTGCGTTCAAGGAAGAGCTTCCTAACGGTGATGGTTTGACCGCTGGTCAGGTCCTTGGCATTGACGGTTTCCGCACAGAGATTGAAGTGCGCGACGACACTAGCCAGGTCGTTAGCGGCCTGCAGGTTGGCCAGCGCATATTGGTGACGGATGGCGGCGGACTTTACCCCGGTGGGGGACGCGGCGCGCAGTACACAGGCACAATTGTGGAGAATGGCTGGGACACAGCGCCGAAGACGGCGGCTGGGCGGACGCTGACCGTTGAGAAGTTCATCTTGATATCATAATCGTATGGCTAACGAACCAATCGCGTTACCGCCGGAGATTCAAGCAGCGATATCCAAGACTGTGGAGCAGCAGGCGGCTCAGGATGCGGTAGGGCTCAAGGCGGCTACCACGGCACTGCCAGGACCGCTGCGGGACGTATTCGCGCCTGCTCCCGACCTAAAGGTCAACGAACAGTTCACAGTGCGGCGGTTCGTTGACCGGGACTTCGTGTTCCTGGCTGCTTTGGGCCACCCATTGAACCGTTTTACGGCGATGGCGGACGGAAGCTACAAGTTCGAGCCTTCTGGGGAGTTGGCCTGGCAGCTTTGCTGGTTGCTGACCCGACCGGTCGCCGACATCAAGGCTGCCTTCAAGGCAGGCGGCGCTGAGAACGTCAAAGAACTGGCGGCGGATGTCTTCGGCGAACTGGGCATTCACGCCATCAGCAAGGTCATGGAAACAATCGCCCGGCAGATGACAATCTACGCTTCTGCCCACCTTGAGTACGAGCCGGTGAGTACGGAGGGTGAGAATCGCAACCCCCCGTCCTAGTCGGGGCGGTCTTGGACGGTCTGGGTTGGCTGGTTGAGAAGACGGGCATGCTGATGAAGACCTATGGCTGGTCGCGGGATTACGTGCTGGACGAACTTGATGGGGCTGAGGGCTGGGTGTGGCTAAACTGGGCGCAGGCCAACGAGGCGTCGGTTTGGGGCGGTGGGGTGAAGATAAAGGGCGATGGGTACATTGCCCAGGAACGAAAGCGAATGACCAATGGCAAATGATTCCGGCGAAATCTCAGTTGAGTTGACGCTGCTGCTGAACAACCTTCAGAAGCAGGCGCGTGCGGCCGCACAGGTCATCTCTAAGGAGTTTGGCACAGCCAGTAAGATTTCTGAGCCTACCGAGAAGGCGGCGACCGCCCAGGATAAGATGACGCGGGCGGTAAAGGAGACTAAGAAGGAGATGACCGCTCTCCAGAAGGCGACCGAGGAGTGGCGCAAGAGCCTACCTCCGCCGCAGGTGCGCGGCATCGGGTTTGACGCACCCACAAACAAAGGTGGAAGCAGCGGGCGGGGCGCAATCGTACCGTGGACTGGAACAGGTCTAGCAACATCTGCCACTCCGAAAATCCCATACCCCGCACCCATTGTCCCAACGCCGCAGTTCCGTATTCAAAACCTAGCCACAAAGCCGACAATCCCAACGACAGCGAAAGGCGGCTCGTTCTCAATGGCCGGCATGTCCGCGTTATCCGCTTCCGGCATCCCTTACATTTCCACCCTTGCCCGCGCAATATTTTCGCCGCTCGGTGCTGCCGCCGCGCTTACCGCTGCCTCAATATTGGCGATGCGAAGTGCCATCGAGAACGCCAGGACGATATACACCAAGTCTCTGACCTCGGGCATGGGATTGGGAATGAGCATCAAACGCGGCACGCTGGCAAACGCGATTGGAGTAAGCGAGGCTGAACTTTTCCAATTTGGAAGTGCCATTGCATATCTTCAACCGAAACTGCGTGGCGCGCAGGAAATCCTGAACCAGACCACCATTCCGCTGACTCAGGTCTCGTTTGAGTTTCAAGTGTTAAAAGCCAATATGGGCGCTATGTTTGCTAAAATTGCAAACGAAGCAACCCCGGCCATATATGGAATTATTGACGCTTTGAGTAAGTTAGTAAAATGGACGACCGACCACACCCGCGAAATTGTAGAGCCGTTTAACGCTGTGGCAAAGTTCCACAAAAATTAGGAAAAGTACGACGCCGTGGACGCCTTTGCTAGAAAATACGCTCTGTCATATTCGGGTATGCATGTAAGAGGAAAAGACGATATTGCCGAAAACACTAAGTTCTTTCGGCGTGGATCGCTTGTTCCTTTAGACAAGGCAATGAAACTTTTTCAAAAGGAATATAAAGCTGAGCATCCAGACCGGTCTGAACCAAACCTTCAGCCTCCCCGCGCCTTCATGAAGCAGATGCCCGCCAGCAACTGGGAGCGGATGGGACTGGTCATCGGTGGCGGTGGCGGCACGAACTACAACCAGCAGACCGCCAAGAACACCGGCACCATGACCAAAACTCTGGAGCAGATTCTACGCGCATTCACTGCTTCCAAAGCGCACTACAACGCACAAGGACTGCCGTCCACACCATAATTTTATGAAAGCAATATCCTCCACCCTCGCCGGAAACATTGTCCCCGCCGTGAGCTACACCGCTGGCAGTTACACCCTGACCGGGCTGGTCATCGGAACGGACTACTACTTCACGATGGGCGCGAACGACACCTCTATCGCGTTCGCCTCAGGCTCGACCTTCCTCAAGAGCGCCCGTGCCACCGGAATATTCACCGCCACCGCCACCACCGCCACGCTGGCCGGGACGGGAACGTCAGCAGTCGGGACAGCGATTTATCCGCTGTGCGGGACGCACCTGATGGCCGCCACCGTGACCCCGACGCAGCCAGCCCGACAGGTGACAATCGGCAATTTCCCGTCCAATAACCCAAACTTTTCCCGGCAAGTCCAGATTAGCGACCAATTCGCCTTTGTGAAGCGCGGCACTTATGCCGTCGCCATCAGCATCGCCGACATCGTGAACATGGCACTGACGCAAGAGCCGAATCTGACATGGAGTCCGCCGGTCATCCTGACCCAGCCAGCCTCGGCTACCGCTGCCGCGACTGCCCCTGCGTCCGGGACGCTGACGTGGGACAACGCCGCTGGTCCGAGTGACGGCGACACGGTCACCATCGGGGGCAAGGTGTACACCTTCAAGACGACGCTGACGCCCACGGAAGGACAGGTGCTGCTGAACGGCGGCGGAGACGCGGCGCTGCTCAACCTGATCCGGGCCATCAACCACACCGGGACACCGGACACCGACTACAAATGCGCCGCCGCGAATACCCAAGTCACGGCAGCGGCATCGGTCACAAGCCATCAATTCGCCGTGACCGCGATCACCAGCGGCGTGGCCGGCAACGCCATTGCTACCACCGATAGGAGCGCACACCTCTCGTGGGGAGCGGCCACGCTGACCGGGGGAACAGTTGCCGCCGCGACGTTCACGGTGTCGCCGGGGAGCGAATACGACCTTACCTACCTCTGGCAGTATTCCGTGGACGGGACGACTTGGGCCACTGCCACCGGAACGATCAACGGGACGACCTACACCAACGGGACAACCGCCACACTGACCGCCACGCCGACAACACCGGGGAACAGTGGGTATTTTCTGCGCTGCGTGGTGACCGACAACGCCGGAAGTTTCGGCCTGACCAACGGCATCGTCAACACCGACGGTAACGCGACCTTAACCATACCGTAACATGCCCAACGTACCCAACAACTCGGTCATCGTTGACAGCCTAGCCGCTGGCATCGACCGGAACAACGGCACGATTCAAGGTGGCGTGTTGAAGGGCGGCACGAAGTCGTTGGCGTCTCAGCTAAAGACGCAGGCCGCTGGCGGCATCACGGACATCAACAACATTCCCATCGAGGAAATGGGCGATAGCCCGACCATCGAGCGTGCCGAGCAATGCACCTGCGTCCACACGTTCAAACTTTCGTACTCGGAGGCTTTGAACCGGCTGTCCATATACGGGCGAGGCGCTCTGGTCACAGACCAAAACAACAACCTATACCGCGTTCTGTCCGCTTCGGTTCAATACGAACGACCCAACCGGGCAATCCTGAAGATTACGTCGGAATCAATCTCGTTTGACGTTCCGCCGGACGAATTTAGTTGCACCCCAACGAAGCTGGGATTGGACCTATTGAAGCATCCCCGATATTTCTACGCGCTGATGCCGACCAATCAGATACCAAACTACGCCGGGACACCGGACACCGACGAACAGATTGCCGCCAAGCAGTGCATCATCCGCGCGATTCAAGCCTACCGCGAAAACCCATTCATACCGACGACCGCCAACATCAACAGCATGACCGGGCAATTTCACGACAACACAATGGCTAATCTTGTGTCAGGGAAGTTCCCGTACATGGTCAACAACCCGCACTACGACCCAGGTCAACCCGCTACAGACACGGCTCCGATTGGCACTATGTACGCCGGGCAGCCTTACCCACCAGCATGGGCCACTGCCGGCGACCCAAACCCGGTCTATTATTGGACCTACGCTGACCCGACGAACGATCCCGGTGGGCGGGTAGCCTTGGCGCTGGCCGCCGCGCAGGAAATGATTGGCAAGCTCTGGCGGCTCGAGGACAGCCCGCCAGTGAATGGGTTGGAATTGACCCACTCTGAATACTGGTTTAGAC